ATGACGGATATCCAGAAGAGCACGCCCGAAGATCTCCGCCGAGAAATCACCCGCCTGCTGGGCAGCAAGGGGCATTTTGCCGGCGCCGATTACCGCGCGTTCACGCCGGCCCCGCCCGACACCCGCCTGCGCGAAAGCGGCAGGACGCTGCCACCGGCCGAGCGCGGCGCCTTCGGCCGATGGCTCCTTCGCCAGACCGAGGCCACAGGCCTGCTGGCGAACCTCGTGAAGGCCGCCCGGGCTGATCGCCAGTTCCCTCTCGACGGCGATCCCGAAGCGGTTCGAAAGCGGCTCAGGGACTGCGGCGCCGATGGGGATATGTTCGAGGCCGTCGAGGAAGCTGAACTCGACTGGCTGAGCTACTGAGCAGCGAGCCCAGGCGTTACCGGCCATGCGCTACAACAAGGTCCGGCGCGCTGCCTGAGTGCGCGCGAGGTCGGCGCGAGCCTTCTCGGCATCAGCGATCTCGCCCACTGCGATCTGCGCTTCGAGGTGCAGCTTCTCCTGAGCTTCCAAGCTGTCGAGAATGCGGAGGTTGGCAGCGAGGCTGGCCTGCCGGGTGGCGGCCAAGCTGGCGTCGGCGCGCAATGCCTCTTGCGCGTACTGGGCGCTGTTATCGGCGGCCCGACGCTGGCTCTCCTGCGCCTCCCGCAACGCCTCGGCGCCTACGGCCTTGCGGCGCTCCTCGGCAATGCGATCGTTTTGGAGGAGGAGCTGCTCCTTTTGGGCGTTGGTCGTATCCGTGTCGGCCTTGATCTGCCGTCTGTTCCGCGCGCGCTCGTACTCAATCTGGTCGTGCTCGAGTCCCCTGCGAGCATCTGCGGTGCCGATGGCGTCGGCCTGAGCCTGAAGGATCGCCATCTGTCCAGCAGCGAGATCATCTTTGAACCGGCTTGCAACGTCCGCCGGATCGGGGCCGGTCTTTCCGGAGGCCTTCTTGCCGCCTTTTTTGGTGTCGGTTGCTGGTGGGGCAACGGCGGGAGCGGGCTTGAATGACGCTAGTGGCTTCTCAACTTCCTCGTTGTACTGCTTCCGGAAATCCACGACATTCTGGACAGCATCGTCATACAACTTCTTTTCGGCGCCAGCGGCTTTCCGAGCACTCGCGAGCGCGCCCGCAGGATCGTTCAGAACGCCCTTGCTAAGACCTCGCTCTGCAATGGGCCGGTTGGCGGGATTGTCGAGTTCACGTTGGACGCGAGCGTTGTAACTGTCGCGCGCCTGGATCGCAGCTGTGCGCGCTTTCGAAAGAGTTGCCCTTGCCTGTTCGACCGACGCAGCTTTCGCCTGAGCCGCGACGCGGCCCCAGGCTTCCGCCAGCTTATCAGCCTCCCCTGTTAGATTTGCTGTGGCCGTAAGCGCGGCCCGCTGTTCGCTTGTCAGCTTGTTGGTCTCGGCGGCGGCTGTCACCTGCGCGGCACGAACACTTTCCAGCGAGGCTGTTTGCGCATCGATGGTAGCTTTCAGGGATCCGGCGGCAGCATCGGCCTTCGCCGTCTCATTGTACAGATAGCCTATGCCGACAGTGAGGGCGGTGACAGCAAGCCCGACAGGTCCGCCGAATGCAGCCAACAGCGATCGTCCAGCCGTGCTGCCAGCGAACGCAAGGGCCTCCATTGTAGTTGCGGCACCGGCGGCTCGGGCTTGCAGCGCAAAGATCGCAGTCGATGCAACGCCTGTGGCAGCCGCACCGCCCACCATGCCCGCAACAAAACGTCCAAGCATGACCGCACTGAGAACGGCAAGCGCCTCGGTGACTGTATCGAGGTTATCGGCGAGAAGGTTTATGGCGCCGGTGATCGTGGCTGTTGCCCCGTTCGCACTGTCCGTCTCGCCTATAAACTTCGTGATCGCATTCGTCAGGTTGGTGAAGGCGCCACTGATGGTGAGGGTGGTGCTGGCGGCCTGCTTCTCCAGATCCGACATTGCCCGGATGATCGCGCGGAATAGCTCGACGTTGGAGACGCCTGGTCCCTTGGTATCCTTGATCTTCTGCGTCAGGCCGGCGAGCGAGCCGCCGGTGCCGTCGATGTATTGCGACGCCTGCCGAAGCAGGGGTTGCATCGTGTCGAGCAGGCTGTTGAACTCTTCCGCCTGTACACGCGGGCTGCCTAACGCCTGGCCGAGCTGGAGCAGGGCACCCGAAGCTTCGTTCGTGCTGGTGCCGCTGATGCGCAGCGAGGCGGAGACCGCCCGTGTCAGGTCGACGAGATCACTGGTACTGGCGCCGAGTTCCTTTTGGTTCTGCGCGGCGCGGCTGTAGAGCGTGCCGACAGCTTCCAGTTCGACGCCATTTTTCTGGGCGACTTGGAAGAGGCGCTCTTGCGTGCCGGCAAGGTTCCCGCCCTCCAGACCAGCGACTTTCAATTGGTTGGTAAAGCGGGTGTAGCTGTCGGCCATGGCCGCAACCTCGCGGGCGGAAAACCCTGCGGCGAGCGAGGTTGCGATTGCCCGTGCACTGGTGCTGATTTTGGCGGAGGAAGCCGAAAACTGGCGCTCAAGCCTAACTACCGCTTGTCCTTGGCTATCGAGCTGGGTGTTGACCCGGCGTGTCGTGTTCTCGACATCGACACGGTACTTCGCAACGTCCGCGCGAAGCTGAAGGATGACAGGGTCGATTTCGGCCATTGCGGCAGGCTAGGGCCGTAAGCTATGGACAATTACCGCTTTTGGGGAACGGCATGCTGCAAATTATTGGCTGGCTTGGGTGCCTATATCTCGTGGTGAAGGCCTTGGAAATCATTGCGAACCCGGCATATCGCGATGCCAATGGCATGATGAATACCGCAGCTATATGGGCGTCTCTGTTAGCGTGCTTCGGGGCTATAGGGTTCGCTCTATGGCTGGCGGCGCAAGGTGGCGCCTTCCCACAGAAGTCGAGCGCCGAACGAGCTTCCGATGAGCTTTCAGCGTCAATCATTCGTCAGTGCATTGAGTTGGCTAAGACGCCAGAAGATGCAGCGAAATGCGGCAAGTGGTAATTGGAGCGGCCCTAGTGCCGCTCCACAGCAATCATTTTGTCGGCGTTTGGGCCCCTGGGATCGATTCAGGCTTCACTTCTGCAGGCTGAGGCACCTGAATGATGATAGGAGGCTGCGGCTCAGGCTCGATCGTCGATGGCTTGAACGGCGGTGCCGGGGTGCCCGGCTTGGCAATCTGGAAGGTGAACGGGTACTTCTGGCCGTTCCAGTCCACGATCATGGTGACCCGCGCCGGCAGCTTAGGCAACTTCACCTTGTTGAAAACGATCTTCCCTGCGTAGCTCTCGTGAGGATCCACGGTGCTCATCTGGATGATCTGATCGCCCAAGTCGTTCAGCGTGCGATCAAGCTGGTTCTGGATCGATGCGATTCCGTAGGCAGTACCGCCAGCAATCGCAACAGCTTGTATCTGACCAGCGGTGCTAGGCGCGCTGTAGGTGTAGTGATAGGCCCCACGCGGCGTGTAAAGGGTGCTGCGATAGTGATCGCGCTGTGATGCTGCAGCAGCAGCGCCAAGGCCACCTGCAAGCGCAAGGCCAACGGTTGCCCAGGTCGCGCGGTTCTTCGCCTTGCGTTCCAGTTCGTCCACGGACAGCGCGGCGACGGTTACACCCTCGGAAGTGAGCGAGAAGCTGCCGACATCCACATTCGCGCTCTGGCTGGCGTCGTTATAGACCGCGACATTGAAAGCTAGGCTACCGTGGTCCATCGGCGCGGGCCTGACCTGCACCGAGCCGGATTCCGAGAAGATATCGACGGTCGCAGAGCCGTGATCGTATCGGATGTGTTCGTCAGCCTGCTGGATCGGCTGAACAATGATCTTCGGTGCAGCTAGTGCTTGCGTGCTGATCGCCACGGCAATCAGCGACGCAACGATGCGCGCAGCTTGATTCATAATTCCCCCGTTTCGGATGATTCGCCCAATTCGACCGATACGTGGAATCGCTTAATTCTCCGTGATCGAGATCACACTGTGGCGCCTACGAGAAATTGGCTGTCCGGTGCGCCTCCACAAACCGCCGCAATCTTTCGGGATCAGCTACCGAGCGCCCATCTTCGCCCGGCGCCGCATGCGCCTCGTTATGAGCCTCCAGCGCCTCGAAATATCCTGAGAGGGATAGTCGCTCCCAATCCAGATGCATGCCGCCGCAGTTGGCGATCAGCTGTCCTTTTCGGAGGGGCTGGGGGCCAGCGGCTCCTCCCCCGCGCCGTCCGCTTTTTTTAGGTCGATGCCGACGATCGCTGCATGAAGGATGGTCCAGGCGATATGGAGGCTTTCGACCAGCGGGCGCGCAGGGAAGGTGTAGGTATCGACGAGATTGCGAGCAGTGTTCGGCCCGACTTCGATTTCAGTCCCGTCGACCAAGCCAGAGTTACCGCCGATAAGCCCGAGGCGAATTGTTTCACGGATCTCCGTGACCATGGCCGTACCGCCACCCATGTAGACGGGATCGTCGCCGACCGTGCCGAGCCCGGCGCCCATCGCATCGTACATGGCAAAAACCGACTTGCCGCCGCATTTGCGCTCAAGCTCAACCACATGGGGCAGGGCGAGCCAGAACGAATAGCGACCGTCGGCGAAATCGAGTTCGACCCGAGTGTCCGGCATTACGGCGCGACGGTCCAGACCAGCAGGCCTTCGCCTTCAAGGGTGACCTCGGTCGTGCCGCTGTCGCCGTCCTGCGCATAGGCCTGGTTGCGGGTCGTCAGGATCGCGGTGCCGGAATAGGTGCCCATCAGCTCGCCGCCGTCGGTGCCGTCGTCCTTGTAGAGTTCGACGTCGTAGATCTTCCGCACGCCAAAAGCGTCGGTCCACTCGGTTTCGAGGTCGATGTTGTCGTTGCCTGAGCCGGTGACCTGCCACGAGGAGCCGGTGACGCGCAGCTTGCGGGTGCCGGGACGGTTCGGCTTGGCGCAGTCGCGGCGATAGCGCTCGCTGGTCTGGGCGGTGCGGTTGATGTTGACGCCTTCGATACCGCAGAGCAGCGTGAAGACAGCCGGCGGCCCGGCATCGGTCTGAATCTTGATGAGGGCGAAGTCGGCGCTATTCGGCTCGGACACGGCAAATCTCCAGCGTGGTTTGCTGGAGCATGGCGCGGATCAGTCTTCGGCCTTACCGCCCTCTATGGTGTGGAACCGGGCGCGGGCGCGGTCAGCTTGCCAGTCTGATTGTTCCGGCGCCGATGCATCGACGATCATGCACTTGAGGGCATGTGCAGCTTCCTCGTCGCCGTCTCGTGACAGACGATCGGCCGCCTCGATGATGTCGTCAGGGTCGACGGCCTCTGAGCGGATCATCTGTGTTAGGAAGGCGCGCAGCATGCGCTCGGCGAGGGGCTGGTCCATTCCGGCCAGCGTATCAGCCCTGGAAGGCGCGCGCCACCACAGATGCAATGCCGTGCCAAGCTTCCGCCTCTGCGCCATCGCGCATCAGGCGGGACGAGCGGACAATGAAGCGATAGCGCCGCCCTTCCACGGTGAAGGCATGATTGTGGACCGCCTCCACCACCGCGCTGTTCAGGCGTCCCGCGTGGTCCTTGGCCGTCTCTATCATCACCCCGGCCGGATCGTCATCGACGTATCGTGGCTTGGCGAAGCTGTGCAGCATGAAGCTGATCTCGGCGCGGGCGGTGCAGCCGCGCCCGGCCGGGATCGACTGCGTTCCGTCTAGGCGGACAAACGGCCATTCCGGCGCTTCGGCGACGGGATCGATCGATGTCTTTGCCACTATGTCCAGCAGCGCGGCATTTGCCTTCAGGCTGATGACGGCGGCGCGCTCAGTCGGTCGCAGCAGGTCGCTTGGCACGCGGTTTTTCCTCCTTCTTCAATGCGCCGGCCTTCCTGGCGGCGGTGACAACGGCATCCGTCACCTCGATCTCGACGTTGGGCGGATAGCGCGCCTCGCGGTTGTTCCCCAGCGGGTACCGGAACTCACGAGCGAAGGTCACCGTCTGCATTACGAATCTCCTGACTTGCTCTGGCGCACGACGTTATCGACGGCGCGGCGAACGAGCTGTTCGACCTCTTTCCTTTTAGCGTCACGGGCAGGGGCCATGTACGGCCGGGCGGCCATTTTCGATGTGCCGAACTCCAGATCACCCGCGTAGGGCGCGTTGCTGCTGACCTCGACGACAAGCGGGGCCGTCTGGTTTGTCTCGATGTTCCCGGCCAGCGTCCCGGTGTCGTTGTTCGGTGCCTGACCGGGCGCCGAAGGTACGTGCTTCTTCCCGCTGACCGCTCCGGCGGTGATGCTGATTTGCGCCTCGACCTGGATCATTTCACCGGCGGCAAACAGGGCCTTTCCGACCTCGCGGACCATCTTCTCCCCTGATAGCTTCTTGAGGCGGTTTGCGTGGGCCTTGGCGCCTATGAGCCGAGACTTAGGCACGGCGACCGCGCCCGACCCACCCGGCGGCGGCAGTGTCCCGCTCGATCAGCTCGACCGACCAAATGCCAGCATGCGGCCCATCGGTGATCTGGATGCGCGCCTCGGTATTCAAGGTGCCTTCCAGCGTGTCAGCCAGGACGATGAAGGCGATATCGGTGTCCACGTAACCCTCGGCCTCGCGCATGCGCTGGGTGGCCGTGTCGATCTGCGCTTGGCAGGCTCGATAGGAGACACCGCCGGGCGTGATGATGGTGTTTCCGTCGTCATAGACAGGATCGACCTGCTCGATAACGCGGGCAGGCCAGTACGGCCCCCCGAACAGCGAGGAGAAGCCAAGGCCGATCTCGGCGAAGGCGGCCGGAAGGTCCATCAGCAAGGCGTCCCGGTGAAGCCCACGAGGCGCGGTCCGCCGAACAGACGGCGTTGGATCTCGGCGAACTGCTGACCCCATACGGTGGACTGGTACCCGCCCTTCGCGCGCTGGGCGACGACGCTATCCGATAGGGTTGCGCTGAAGGTTCCGCTCTTGAAACTGGTCGCGCCGGTCGCCGCGAGCGTGCCGACACCTGCAGCTAAGCCCACGCCATTCAGGGCAAGCAGATGAGCCGTTAGCAGCTCGGTCGCGCTCTGCTGCTGATCGCCATAGTTCCCACCGACGCGGCCCTCGGCTTCCAAAGCCCAAATGGCATACGACTCCTCGGTGAGGGTCGAGAATGCGGTGTACTTGGCCTTGAAGGTGGCGAGGGGAAGGCGTGCGTAGGGCATATGGTCCTCACGAAAAGGGCCGCCGCCCGGTTGAGCAGCGGCCCCACACTTCAGGTCGGCGCGACCGGATCAGCCTTCGCGGGCCATTTCGATCGCTGCGATGATGTCGTCCTTCTTGGTCGCGTCGCCCAGGTCGATCTGCTCGCTGGCAGCCAGCGCCTTGAGTTCATCGACCTTGAGCTTCGGCAGATCTTCGCCCGTATCGTCGCCATCATCGAGAAGCTTTGCCACGAGCCCTTCGCTCTCGCCGATCGGTTCAAGCACTTCGACCGTTTCCGATTTACCCGGTTCGACCAGTTTCACGCCGGCCGGAGTCCGAAATGCCTTCGCGCGGAAGTCGTTGTTGGTCACCTTGTACTTCATGGCTTACGTCCTCGTACCGGTGCGGATCAGGTCGGGGCGCTGGTTGAAATACAGCGGGTAGCTGTACTGCTCGCCGCGCGTGTAGGCCTGCCGTTCGAGATCGACGATGTTCAGCGCGTAGACGTTCTGGCCCGGCGTGTTGACGTAGGGGCCGAACTCAGCCGGTGCCATAGCCTGCTTGAACACGTCGTTCGCGCCGACCGGGAAGAAGATGGCGTTGTCCACGCCTACGGCCACCGTCGAGTTGTCGTCGGTGCCTTGGTAGTTGTGCCAGGTGATGCCGCCGTACTCGAAATCGCCGAAGCTGTTGTTGCCACGCAGATCCGCTGCAGCCGACCAGTTCAGGTAGGTTTCGCGCACCTGTGGATGGTTGATGAGCGCGTCGAAGAACGCGTCGCCGACCAGCGCATGAACCTTTGTTGCCGGAGTGAATGCACCCTTTGACGAGCGCTTCATCGAGCGGATCACCTGAGCGCATTTGCCGCGGACGTCGGTGGTGTCGACGTTCAGCGCGAAGCTGATGGCCGACGGCTGCGCGACGTTGAAGGCGGTGAAGTAATTGTAGATGACGGTCGTTCCGTCTGCATCCAGCAGCAGGCCCTGGAGAGCACCGAGGCGGTGAAACTCGTGGGTCAACTCCATGTCATTGCGGACACGAGACATGCGGCGCAGATATTCGGTCTGGACCGACTGAAGCTCGGTCTGCGAGCCGAAAGCGCGGATGCCCTGGACTTCCTCGGCGTAGAGCGTGAAGCCCTTGGCAAGGCGGGTCGTGCGGAGCGGCACAGCGTCGCGGTTGTCACGCGTCAGTTCGGTCGGCGGTGCGCCAACCGGAGACGACGGGATCAGGGTAAGCGTGGCGCCGCGACGATCGACCCAGATATCGCGGGTCTGCACCGGCATTGCGTCGAACAGGCCAAGCTGTCCGAGAAGCTGCGGGTTGAAGTCCATCTTGTCGACCGCGCCGGTGAGCGAAGTCATCGAGAAGGCCGACGAGTTGAAGACGTCCATTCCAGCCATTGTAGGGCCCCTTAGCGTACGATGATGCCGAGCGTTGCGAGCGCGGCATTGGCGGTTGCGATGGCTGCGGCGTCGGCGCCGGCAGAGTAAGTCAGATGGGCGCCGACCACCTGCGCGTCGCGCGAAACGACGGTGCGCTTGGCGGTGCCGACTACGCCTTCGAAAAGGATGCCGGCAACGGTTTGCGAGCCGTCCGAAGCGCCCGGCGTATAGCGGACGAAATTGCCGCCCGAGGTGAGCTTTCCGAGGATGGTGCCGGCGACGAGGCCCGGCGACGCACCGCCGGCTACAGTTACCTGGTCGCGCGAACGGTACATGCCCTTGGCTTCGGAAATGAGGAATCCAGCGGTGTGGATGCCTTCGGTCAGGATGGCCATGTCTTACGCTCCCTTCTTCATGGATACGCCGGCCGACTGGAACAGGTTGTCGTTCCAGGCCGCGGCCCCGTCTGCGAGATTGATGGGCGAGCCGAGCGGTTTCACGCCGTTGTCCTCGACCTTCGCGTCCTTGGTCAGCACGGCAAACGAGGCGGCGATCTGGTCGGCGGTCCAGTCCTTGGCCGCGTCGCCCATCTGCTTCGAGACGGTGGCCGACATGATGGCGGCTTCGTCCATCTCGTCGGTGACGGTGATTCCGAGGGTCTTGGCCTTGTCGGCGACGATGATCAGCGCCTTGCCTGCGTCGCGCAGCTGGGCCGGGGTCGGCTTGGCATCCTTCACCTGCTGTTCGAGCGTGGTGATCTTCGCGTCCTTGGTCTGACTTTCGGCCGTCAGGGTGGCGACCTGCGTTTCCAGGCCTGCGACCTTGCCATTGGCGGCGTCACGGGCGGCGAGGAGGGTGGCAATGTTCGCGGCGGCGGTGTCCGCATTGCTCACATCGACGGACAGCCCGTCGATAAGTACGATCTTCGGCACAGGGCTCTCCTGAGTGAGTGAATCGAGAATGTTGGAGGGAAGGGCGTCGCAGACGGCGAACCCGTCCTTGATGGCGCACTCGGAACCGGCGCGGCCGCGATCGACGAGCGCAACGTGGTTGCCGGTGATGGACTTCTGGCGGGCCTGGCACTTGGTGCCGTCTGGTGCCGTGAAGTCGCCGAATTCGAGGTCGCTGCTGTAGCCGTTGCTCAGCTCGCGCTTGCCGCCGTCGACCTTGGCAATGGCCTCGGCGTCGGTCAGCAGCAGGTCGAAGGCGAGGTAATCGCCGTCGCGCATCGCGCCCATGATCGTGCCGCGCGCGTGGTCACGCCAATTGTAGGTGGTCACGGGGGCGGCGGGGTGGTCGTCAGTGACCGGCTTGCCGATGAAGCTGCGGACGGACTTCTCGTCAAAGACGGTGTCGTCGTCGCGAAGCACGTTGACCAGCGCGGTATCGCGGTGGCCGTGCTTGTTGTCAGGGTCAACCTCGGAGCCACCGTACTGATAGACGCCGGTGCGAGCCGCGCGTGCGCGAACGGCCATGGCGCCGCCTTCGATGCGGCGGGGGGCGTCAAGGGTGAGGCTGTCCCGAAATTGCATATCCGAGAGGATATTAAGTCTGGACGATGTGGCTTACCGCTGTCAGCGGTGCTCCATGTCTATGCAAGAACCTTCGCCGAGATCATCTTTCGATGCCGCCGCAATCAGCGATGCAGAGGAGATACTCCAAGGGGAGATACTCCAAGAGGAGATACTCCAAGAGGTGAGAGACGAATTGATAGTTCAGCTTCGGCCGGGCTCTGACCACCACGCTTGGGTTAGCGATGCGGTCAACGTAGTCGAGGGCAAAGGTGGTAAATGCCCCCTACCCGCACGATGCGTGACAGGGAGTGACGATTGGAAAAAGGTTCACTTGAAAGTGATCATGCCGAGCAAGCAGTCGCTTATGCTGGTTAAGCTAGCAATTAAACGAGACGATTAATTGTCGAGGGTGTTGATTTCGAGTGGGAATCAGCATACACAAAATATGCCGGTTCGATGGAAGTCACGGCGAGGGAGTGACCGTCTTCACGCGCCAGGCTTCGTGCAGCGCGGCTGTCAGGCACCAACCTTCTTCTCCTCCAAATTTCATAGCTGGCGCCAGCTTTATATTTTCACCTTACTCGGTGCACCGGGTCATGGAGCTTTTTGCCATGCCCAGGAAGAAGAAGCGCGGCATTTCTGTATGGATGCCGCTGATTAAAGCCGTTGCCGTTGAACTGCTGAAGTTCGGACTGGCCTACCTCAAGTGAGGCGAGGCGGCGTCTACTGACGCCGCCGACCCACTCCATTTCTGGGCAATCAAACTACCAAGCGTTGGAATCGCCCGCATTGTCTTCGTTGTTGGAGGGCACAATGCTAACAGTCAGCGACTTGGCAGTGGCGCGTTCGTTCCACTTTTCATAAACCCAGATGCGGTTTTCCCCCGCCTTCAACGTGAGTACAGCGCTGAAATTGAATGAGGCAGGGCCGTCCTGCCAATTGAAAGTCTTGGTATCTACAGTGTTGCCGTTCTGGCGAATTTCTATGGTCGAAGTTGGATTTTGCTGATTTCCATTTCCAGAGATGCCGAAGGACCCTTTAAGGATATATGTCCCGGCTCTTTGCACTTTCACCAGTTGTTTAACCGAATTGAATTTCTCTTCGACCATGGTAATGGCTTGGGCTGACGCTATGACCGGAGTTAGTGCAGTTAGCAGTGCAATGGCAATTGACGTGCGCATCCCATCCTCCATTTTCAATTTCCACTATAGTTATAGGTGTATTGAAAATGTAGGTGATTGGGTAATATGAATTACAACTTTATTGCATGCGGTTGGAAGCGTTACCTTTTTTTGTCGCTGATTTTACCAGACGCGACAACGCTTGGATTTCTCCACCGTTTGAGCCGTCTGGGCGGCTATTCGAAATTGAGTACTGCTTGTGATCGACACCCGCAGTAAGGCAACCTTCCCGGCAGGTCCTGCGGCGCCGTCTCATCGGTGTACTCATTCCCATCCCGCGCCTGATGATTGAGGCGCGGGTGGGCTTTCCGGCTATGCCGCCAGATCCACGTATCGATTCCCGCCTCCCGGCGCCGCTCCTCCGCTAGCGCGCTGGTCAGCTTGTTGAGCTGGTCCGAGGCGATGCGCGTCGCCCGGCTGCGGCTCACGCCCACGCTGTCCCGGATGGTCTTCGCCACATCGCGCGCCGGTGTCCGGTTCTGCAGGCCATCGAACACGGCGTTGCTGATCTTCTGCCGCGTCACGTCGGACACGTCCTTGACCAGGGCGACGTTCCACTCGATCGAGGTCTCTAGGTTGGCACGCACGTCGCCGGCGCCGATCATGGTGCCCAGGTCTACGCCGGTGGCAGAAAGGACTGCGCCGCGCCACTTGCCGCGGAACCACTGCTCGGTCCGAAGTGCCCAGTCTCGCACCTCAGGCGTCAGCAGCAGCACAAGCCGGTTGATCTGCTCGGCAGCGCCGTCGATCTCGGCGCGGACGTCAGCCGGCGCGTCCGTCGTCATCTCGGAGACGGTGGCGGCATAGGCGGCGATGATGCGTTCTGCACCGGCTGCCCACGCTTGAACCACAGGGTTATACACAGCCCGAAACAGGTTCGTCGCAAGCGTCCCCGGTGGGTCGATGTCGCGTAGGACGATCGAGCGTTTGCGGCTTCCCGGTTTGGCTCGGCGCGCCATGGCTGAGAGATCATACGTCATTGCGCGCTGCCCGCGAAGTCGCTACAATGCAGCTTCCCACGGGTCGTTTCGGACGTGTGTTTGAGGCTCGCTTCATCAAACCCCGTGGTCATTTCACCCACCATGCATTCATCGGATAGACGGCTTTCGAACTCGTCTCGTAGATGACCGTCATCGTTCCGCGACGGTTGGTATAGGTCGCCTCGAAGCGAGGGCCGTTCATGCCGCGCGATTTGGCAGGACGAACGTCAGTTGCTTGGTTGAGGCCGGTGGCGGCGCGCACGAGATCACCCTTCGTCAGCGCTTTCGCGCCGTGCACCTTGCCTTCGGGGCCGTGGTTCTTCCAGGCATGTGCGATACCGGAATGATCGAGCCGCAGTTCTTTTCCTGCGATGTCGATCCCTGTGCGCTGCTTTACGAGACGCGCAGCAGAGGGCGACACGTCACCGACCGGTCGCTGCTTCTGCCCGCGCCCTCCGCCGATGGCCCTGCCGACATAATCGCCCGGTGATCCACCCCCTCCAGGTCCAGACTTGAACTGGCCGCCGCGAGCGCCGCGCCCCCAGTGGTGCTTATTTCCGTCCTCAAAAGGGGAACTGCCGGTCGGCACACCCCCGTCGTTGACAGCACGGCGGGCGGGCACATTCGTCCCGCCCCCGGCAGACGCAGGATCACCTTCCTTTCCGGCTTGGAGGGCAGACGGATCGTCGTCCGTCTCGTCATCCTCGGAGGTGAGGCCGAACCTCTGCGCCTCCGGGATCTTGGCGAGAGCGTCGGCCAGCCCAGGCATATAGCCACGCTCTTCAATCAGGTTCTGCACCGCGCGGGACATGGCCTCTTCCGGCAACATGCCGGTGTCGATCAGCTTCGTGATCGCGTCCATGAGCAAGTCGAAGGTCTCGGCCTCTTCCTTCTCGGTCGGCTTGCGAAGCGGAGCCCAGAGCCACCAGACCTTGTCCGGGTTCTTGGCGCCCGCCGATCGGATCAGAATCGGGTCCAGCTGCTCCAAGCAGGGCCGGGTCTCGTTTTCCTGCCCGTCGCCGACCGTGTCCCACCAATTATCCGTGTCGTGGTCACCGGTGGCGTTCATGCCGCCGGGCGAGCGGCCCATGATCTTGGTGAAGGGGATGCCGGACACGGCGGCCATGCGCTGGTCGATCGCGTCCATGAACGCGGGGATGCCGGACCAGTTGATCTGGTAGTCGTCGATCTTCTCGCCGGGGTCGTCCGTGCCGGTGCCGGAGCGGTAGACCGTCGCGTTAAGAGTGCTTTCCGAGCTGGCGATCAAGGCGATGCGCTCGTTGAGCTGCTGCTTGCCCGCCTCGCTGCCCATCATGTCGAGAAGGTCGGGGATACCGATGCGCAGCAGTTTGGCCTTGCGGATCAGCTCGACGAACCAGGTCTGCGCATGGTCGGAGTTCTGCACGGCGCCGAAGACGCGCAGAAGCTGGCTATCGCCCCAGTACACTTCCTCGTCGCTGACGGACGTTCCCGCCGGGATGGGATCGCCTCGGAACGGTATGACACGGCTCGGGTGTATCGTCGCCTGGCGGCCGTCGCTGTCGATCCGGAATCGCCGCGGCATCCGGTACGTGGGCGAGGCAAGCTCCTTATCGAAGTCCTCGGCGGTGATCTCCCAGCGCGAAACGACGTTGACGGCGATCAAGCCACCCTTCTGGATCGTTTCCGGGTTCAGTTCGCTCGCATGGTCGCCAGCGGTCACGAGAATCAAGGCGCCGCCGCCGATGCCGCGCAGGACCTCGGCCTGCTTCACTTTGGCGCGCAGGCCGAGGCGCTTCTCTTCCTTCTCGATCAGTTCGATCGTGGGCTTGTCGGCCTGCCAGTCTCGCCACTTCTGCGTGCGGTCGGCGGCGGGAAGGGTGATGACCTTCCGAAGCATGCCGGACGACATGTAGGCGGCGAGGGCCAGCTGATGGGAGAAGACGCCGGGAAGCGCGGTCGATGCCGCGAGGGAACCTCGGCTGAATGGGTTGAGGCGGCCGACTGCCTCAATCGCCCCGCGAAGACTGTCGGTAAGAAACGCCATAGCGGGGAGGGTACGGCGCGGGCTTTACCGCCTTTACCGCCCTTAGCCTAGCAGCCCCGCCGTCGAATGCCTGCGCTTCTGGAGAGCCACGACTTCGAACGCGCGTGACGTGCTGTCCACCCGGTCGTCGTGCTTGGCGCTCGGGAAGGCCTCAAGCTCGGTGAACCACGGCTCGTTCCATTCACCGCGATAGACGTCGACGTTGCCCGCCTCGCACTGCGCCGAGAACGGGCCGAAGCGGGTGATCTTGTCGCCGGTCTCAGTTGACGACCGCACGGTATAGCCGGACAGCATGAGCGTCAGCGCCTTGACCTGGCTCTTGCCTGCCTGCCCAGGGTCCTGCGGTAGCGAAATGATCGTCTCCTTCCCGTCCTGCGAGGCGTTGTTCATGATGAACGTCTCGACACCGGCGGGCGTGGTCTGAACGGTGTTGTTGTGGACCACGATGTACCGTCCCTCCGGCGTGCGGCCGATCTTCGTGCGGCTCGTTGCGTCGGGGTTCGGGTTCTCAGGTGAAGGCGGGGTGGCCGCAAGGTCATATCCGGCGCCGAACACGGTCCCCACGGGAATGGCGTCGACCACCCGGCACCATGAGCGTTGGAAGTAGAGACCCGCAGCGGGCCGAATCTTCCAGTTGCCTCCCAACAAACGCTCGCGCTCGACCTGCGGCAGGGCGAGCAGCGACGCCATGTACCCCGGATCGGCGGCCATCAGCGCTTTGTTGTCGGTCAGTTTGGCCGGAATGAACGTCAGCGACTTCGCTGGGATGGGTATCGTCTCGCCCTCATCGTTCAGCATGGTGTACTGGGCAAGGTCGGCGGGATCGTCTGCCCACCGCAGATCTTCGCCGACACGCACGAACCACCGCAGCTTGCCCGATCGCTCAGGGATGGGCAGACCCGTGTCCTGGTCGATCCACCATGCGATGAGGTCAGCGACCCAGCTGTCAGCGTCAGGGTTGCAGGTCGCGCGAACGTAGGGCCGGACGCCGCACATGGAGCGGTTCCGGCTGATCATGTACCAGAACTGGGTGGGCGTGAAGTGCGTGAGCTCGTCGAAGCAGATGAGCGGGATCTGCGAGCCCTGCCAATTCAGCCGGGTCTTATCGTGCTCCAGGTGAGCGAAGCTGACAGACGCGCCGGTCGGGAAAGACCATGTGAGGTTGTGCTCTTTCGGCTCCGCGTGGAGCAGGGGATAGAGCGTGGTGCTCTCGTCCCATAGGCCACCCTCGTTGCGGATCTGGACCGTGGAGCGTCGGAAGAACACTGCACCGAATCCCGGATTTCTGACGTGGCGCAGCGGCTCCATGAGCAGGCCCCAGGTCTTGCCGCCGCCCGCGCCGCCGCCGTAGATGACGATGTCGGCAGGCGATGACAGGAACGCTGTCTGGGGGCCGGGCTGGGGCTTGATCGTCTCGGCGGTGATCTCGGGGCCGCCGTTATGTCCGATGCCGGGGGTGATCGAGGTATGTGCGTTCACAGGTGCACGCGTTCCTCGCGCAGATTTTCAGCAGCACGTCGCAGGTAGGCGTAGTGCATCCCCGCCCGGCCGTCCTTCGGTATCAGGCTTTCAATCATACGGGCGGCGACGAGGTGCGGCGCGCTGTCGAAGCAACGGCCGCCCATGGTGCAGCGACCCTGATCGGAGCACGATGGTGCGTATCCCTCGCACGCGAGGATCGCGTTGCCGAAGCGCACCGAGTTCGCCCCGTGGCGCAGGTCGCGTTCAGTGACCTTAACCCTCATCGGAATATCCGTCGTCCGCGCTCATCACGCTGGCGAGGCCCGACCATTGGCCCCTCAGTTTCACCGCAATGCGTGCAGCGGAGCAAAAAATCACGATCGGGCTGGGCCTCGTCTACCAGAACATGGCCGATCGCGTGCTCATGGTTCCCCGCGCACTTCGTGCAGGCGTGATGGTCGAAGTCCCAGACGATCATCCTTCGTCCTCCGACTGCATATCGACTGCCTCGATGCACTCATGGCAGAACTCGGCCGTCGCCATATCTTCGGGTGCAAAGTCGTCGCCGCAGCATTCGCAGCAGACCATGCCGTCATCCATCAGTTGTCCCTCCCATTGTCAGGCAGCGCGAACACGGCGACTGCGGGCGGTGGCGCGGGCAGATCCTTCCCGTCCTTGCCGGTCAGTTCGCGGCGATTGGTGTAGGCGTTGCCCATTTCCTCGGCAGCCTGCTTGTGCAGCTGGGCGGCCAGGGGTAAGTTGCCCTTGTCCTCGGCTTTCGTGGCCATGCGCTGGAGCGCACGGAGGCGGGTGGACCGGTGCGCGATCGCGATCTGCGAGGAATCGTCCACGAACGACTTACGGGCCGCTTCGAACAGGGTGCGCCACTTGGCGGCCACCTGCGCGCCTGACACCTTCGTCGGGTCGTACTTCGCGACATGCTGGCGGGTGATGGCGAGGCCGAATTCCTTGTTTACCGCTTCCACCACCTGCGAAGGGGTGTCGAAGCACGCCAGCGCCTGCACGATGTGGGTTTTCATCTCGTCGTTGAGTTTGGCTTCCGCCATGGTTCCGTATCCTTCCGGTATCAGGCGACGGAGCGCAGGCACGTGCCGCAAACACCGGCGATCGACGCGCGACCAATGGTCGGACCAGCCTTCGCGGCATTGACCATGGCCGACACGCCAGCGGCCTCCGCGCCATACCTTGCGACGACGCCCACGAACTCTTCGACGTCATGCCCCCGCATCACAAACGCAGGAGTTCCGTCCTGTTTGAACTTGGGCATGCCGAACTCGTCGAGCTTCTGGGCGCAGTGATAAAGCTCGTGCTCTACCAGGGCGCAGAACGATGGATCGTCCATTCCGGCGGCAGCGGGCGCGCTGAATGTCAGCAGGAAGTCCGGCATCCCGTCGAACCATTCCTCCACCTGCTGGATCGCCCGAGCGCGCTGCCACTTGCCCATAGCCATGGGGGGCATCAGCTCAGCCTGCCCAATGACCGCGCGCAACTGCTTGCTGTTGTCGCAGTTGGTCCACAGCACGCCAAGAGCGGCATCCCGCAGGTGGACATGCTCGATGTTGAACAGCGGGCTCGCCTCATCGAGGAACGTGGCGCGAATCCACTCCAGCAGTTCCGGCGCGGGGACGAACCGGTCCAGCATTTCGAGATCAGACAGCGTAGCGAGGTCGTGGGGTGGGTACGGGCGATTCATCGCGCAGCCTCCTCCCGAAGGAACCGCTTCCGTTCCGCTGCCATGCGCTTCGCCCCGATCGCCTTGCGCCAGGCGAGCACCGTGGACTTGCCCCAGATCTGTTCGACCCGGCGCCATCCGTGCTTCTTGAACTTCTCCATGAACTCGGGGGGGATGGGCTTCGGTGCGGAGGTGGGCAGGAGCTTACTCTTCGACATCGGAGGCCTCGTCTTCATCAACAATTGCAAACCCGTGGGAGGCGGCGAGCTTGAAGTGCTCGAATGCGCTCTCACGGGCTTCAGGGGTGGCGCGGTTCCAGGCGCGGACGATCAGGGTGCAGAGCGTGCTGTCCTTGTCGTCGTCCGCGAAGTTGGCCCCGGTCTCGTAGCGGCGCTGGGTCACATGCTCGCGGAGGGCGTTCACCGGCAGGTGGTCGGTGCTGGCGCGCTTGAGCAGGGGTAGGGCTTCATCCTGGGGCAGCGAGGCGACCGCGGCGTAGTGGTCTACCGACAGCGTGCGGTCGCGCAGGGCCGGGGGGAACGTGGTCGCGGCCTTGAGTGCGTCCTTCAGGCGCTTCGGGGCGAGGCCGAGGTTCTCGCTCAGGAAGTCGAAGCCGGATTGGGTCAGGTATCCAGCCTCTTTGCCCTCAGCCATCCAGTCGGCTAAAAGCCAGTCGCATTCCCGGCGCTGGTCGGCGAGGCCACGGCCGCGCTCGATCCATTCCTCTTGGGTGGTCGCCGGGGCGCCAGCAGAGATGATGGTGGTGAGCGCGTTCATGCCGCCGTCTCCCGGCGAACGCGCGCCGTGTAAGTGCCGTCCTGATGGCGCCAGAGATAGCTGCGGGTCTCGGCGATCTCCTTCCAGCGGATGGGCAGGGCGTCGATCTCCGTTTGGTCGCACTGGCCGGCGGCGAGGCGGGCCATGGTCTCGTCCATCCGGGCCTCAAGCTCTCGGCGGACAGCGGTCTCGGCGCGGCGCCTGACATGAACGGGGTCGTCGTTCCGCTTCCAGCCTTGCATGAGGGAGATGCACTCGGCGATCGAGGGGAACCACTCGCACTTCGCCGTCGCCTGGTCAGCGAGATAGCTGATCTGGTCCGTCGGGTATCCGCCCAGCTTCTTCTGGTAGGCTGAGATCAGAAGCTTGCCGCTCACGTCGTCGGAGTTCCGCTTGGGCAGGACCGCCAGCATCACCCGGAGGCACTGGTTGAAGTGATCGCGGTCACATGGTTCGAGCGTGGGCAAGGGCGCTACCGCCAAAGCCTGCGCCGCCGCCAGCGTCTCGTCGTCGAGCCGGGCCATCAAAGTCGTCGAGTCCGAGTTGACGATCGAGTTCAGCGATTGCGCCGTCACGCGGCCTTGCGGCACTTCGCAAAGCAGGCGAGCCGCCGTTGTTCCGATTGCTTCCATTGCGATACCGTCCTTCGTCGTGTGCTTTGCGGAGCCAGTTGCGCCAGGTGGCGTCCCAGTCGGACTTGACGCCCTTCGCGCCGGGGGCGGCGCTGGCCCAGTCGCGGAATTTCGAGAGTTCCCGGTCCACCGCGCCGTCCGGCCAAGCCGAGACTTCGGTTGCGGTGCGGTCGTCGAGGTCGGCAGGCGACCAGTCAGCGGGAAGCCGGGTCCCCTTACGCGCACGCGGGGTTTGTGTTTTCGGGTGGGTATGGGTGGTGGGGTTAGAATTATTTTCATTGGGGAGGAGGGAAAGGGAGGGTTCCGGCGTGACAGTCTCAGGGACAGTCACGGCCTCGTCACGGGACTGTCCCGTGACATTCCCGTCCGTGTCACGGTCTCTGGCGCGCTGACGCCGCTTGCGCTCGCGCTCCACGGACCGCTTTTGCTCAAGAGCATCGTCGCGACCTTCCAGCGCGCGGACGGCAATAAGGATCGCCTCCATCGGTGCGCCTGCGGCAGACATTGCCTCCATGAGCTCAGACACCTTCACTGGTCGGCGCCTCCGAAATGTACCTCGATCCGGCCAGGCTTCTCGGGCTCGGCGAAATGGTAGTGGGGCCGGAACTTGCGATCATCGATGCCGAGGGCGTCAGCGATGCCGTCGCGGGCAGCCTTAAAGCTGGCGATCATGTTGTCGTCGTCGCGGAACCGGCGGTCAGGGGGATAGAAGGTGATCTTCACCGGGATTGACCCGGCCTCGGCCAGTTCTACGCCAATGGCTTTCACGCCAGGGCCGAGGGCGGCGCGCGCCAGAAGCGCAGCCTCTTGCCGAGCATTGCGCTTGACGCGTGAGGTCCGCAACCAGTGCGACCGCGCATTCGGCGACAGGCGCTTGTCCGGCCAGGGAAGGGAGATCACCCGGCTCACTGGCGCGTAGCCTTCGGCTGCTCGACAAGCTCGGTCATGCCATACCGGCGCGCCTCGGCTTCAAGCATGGCGAGCTTGCGGCGCGCGGCCTCGATCTGCCCAGGCAGGTAGCAGCGTCGCCGGTATTCGCTTTCGGACATTGCGGTCACAGCGCACTCCAGTCGATGGCCGGCTTGTCAATTCCGCGAGCGCGCATGTCGGCGCGCATCTGGTCGGCGGTGGCGCGGATCAGGGCACGGTCATCGGCAGCACGGGTCTTGGCCCGGCGGCGGCGCAGTGCCTCAGCGCCGGGGCGTTCGACTGGCTCCGTGATGACGACGGGCGCCGGAGCGCGGCGGAAAAGCCGGGCCAGCATCAGTCGATACCCAGCGCGTTCTTGTAGGTGTCGAGCAGCATGTCCATCTCGCGGCGGTCATCCGGCTTCATCTTCCGGATGCGGACGATCTGGCGCATGATCTTGATATCGTATCCGACCGCCTTTCCTTCGTTGTAAACGTCGCGGATATCGTCCGAGATGCCCTTCTTCTCGTCCTCAAGACGCTCCACGCGCTCAATCAACAGGCGAAGGCGATCGTCAGCGGCGCGGTTCTCTTTGCGCTCGGTTCCGGGGATGGAGATTTGTGCGGTGTCGGGCATGTTGGTTCTCCGTGGGGGGCGGGTTAGGCCGCGCCCTTGATCTGGTCTGCTTCGAGGCAAATGGCCGTCAGGGCGGTCATCAGCGGACGGATGGTGTCGGCGAGCTGGCAGGTCTCGCGGTGGTCGCGGTGACCGTCGGAAAGGGCCTCGGCGAACTGGCCCGCGAGGTTCGACAGTCGCGAAATCGTCGCGAGGTCGTTGGCGGGCTCCGCCTTGAGCGGCTTCACGCGCAGGCCGTAGAGGGCGAAAACTTCGTCCAGGGCGGTGATGTCGACGGCGAGGCTGTTGAGCGCGGTGTGCAGCTCAGGGACGCTCTCGCCAGTCAGCGCGCGATCGATCGTCTTCGTACCGATGTCGATGGAATCGGCGAACGTTCCTTTGCCAACGGTGCGAAGGATTCGCGCCCAACCTGCTGAAATCGCTTTGGACACATCCGACTTGTCGTTCGAACGGACGAGACGGACATGATTGCTGCGCTGCGACATAAGGTCACCCATGAACAGTGCGTTGAAAGGAAAGGCCCGTCCGGTCGCGGAGGGGGGGGTGGGGTTCGAACGACCGGACGGGCAGGGTCACGCCTTCGAGGGCAGGGGCCTGCGGGGCGTGGGTTGGGAGAGTGAAGGTGCGCATTCAGGCGGCCATCCCAGCGAACATGTCCTTCTGAGCCATCGCCGCCATTGCTGCTTGGTTCATCCAGACGACCTCAGTCCGCTCTTTGGCGCCATCGGCGAGAGCTTTGCGGGTGACGCGATGCCAACCGGAAAGCGCGTTATCGTAAAGATCGCAGGGGTAACCCGAAAGCATCACCATGCCGCGCAGGCCATCGAGGAAATCGAGCAAAGTCTCGTGATCGGTGTCGCTCAGTTCGTGCGCGTAGTCCTTCCCGGTGTCGGACCGCGTCTCGAAAACGTACGGAGGATCAACATAGTGCAGCGTCTCGGGGCTATCGTGCCCCGCCATCACATCGCAGGCGTCACGATTAAGAACGACGACGCCTTGCAGGCGATCGACAACATTCCTCAGACTTTCAGGGTAATTTACCCAATCGTGCGCGGGCGTGGTGCCGGAGCGGTTGCTGTTCGAGCGGAATCCGGTGAGGCGATTATGCCCATTGCTGCCGAAGCCCATGAACGACCTGATGATGAGGCGGCGAGCGCGCTCTACAGCGTCGTTGGTTTCCTCGTACGCGCCTTTGAACTCATCGGATGCAAAGGGTGTGAGGCGAATAGCGCGCACCAATTCCTCGGCACGATCGCTACGGAGGACCTGAAACAGGTTGACCACGTTCCCGTCGAGGTCATTCCAAATTTCCGCATAGGAACGCTCCTTGCGGATCAACACCGAACCGGCGCCACCAAAGGGTTCCACGTAGACACGATGCTTCGGCATCATGCTGATGATCCACGGAGCCAGCAGCCATTTGCCGCCGTGCCAGCGCAGAAGGGGGCGGTGGGGTTCAGCCATAGCTCAGGCTCCCATGATTTCTGGATTGGTCTGGACGGACCCGACACGGCGACGTTCGAGTTCTGCGATGAGATCAGCAGTGGACACGGTGTGGAGCGGTCCAACGTCTACGATCTCGATAGCGCGCGCTCGGTTCGGCGCCCGGCGGATGCGGCCCCGCTCTTCGAGGGCGCGCAGGCGATTGAACAGTGTGCCTCTGGAGTTGATGCGCAGGTGCGACATCATCTCGTCGAAGCTCGGCGCTACTCCGCCCGTGCTCTCGATATAGCCCGTAAGGTAGGAGAGCAGGCGGCTTTGCTTTGTGGTGAGGCCGATCATGCGGCGGCATCCCGAGGCTCGACGATCATTTCGCTAGGCTTCGTCTTCCCACCAGTCGCATCGCTGATCTTCACAGCCAGCGGAAGCGAGGGCTGCCTTTGACCGTAGACGATCTTACGAATGGTGGTTTCCGCTTCGCCAACGCGATTGGCGAACTCGGAGACGGCCACTTTCTCGGCCTTGAGATAGTCGAGCAGTTTCATGTGCTCTGATATGCCCAATATGGGCACATCCGGCAAGCCCAAAATGTGCCCAACTGGTCCACTATCGCATTATGCCCTTTCTGGGCACATAGGCCGCATGGCAGCGAACAATATAGCGGTGTTTCGGAAGCAGCGGGGCTTGTCTCAGACGGAGCTGGCCGAGCGCATCGGCACGACGCTCAACATGCTTGGCAAACTGGAGCGTGGCGACCGCTCCCTAGATCAAGCTTGGCTGGACAAGATTGGGGGCGCCCTTGGCGTTGCCCCTCATGAACTTATTGCCCCTGATGCGCCGGAAAAGCCGATCTCTTCTCTGTCCGTCGTGACCCCTTCCTCAGAAGAGGTCGTTCACATCCAGAAGCTGGACCTGTCCCTGTCGATGGGGCCCGGCACTCTCATCGAGGATTGGGTGGAAGCTGAGCCGGTCGCGTTCGATCTGGCGTTCATCCAGGCGATCACTCGCACACCATCGAGCCGTCTTAAGCTGGTCACCGGCATCGGCGATAGCATGTATCCGACGCTGAACTGGGGCGACGTGATCCTGATCGACACGACGGACCGCCAGTTGGCCCGTCAGGATGGGGTCTACTGGATCGATGTGTACGGTGCGGCAGGGCTCAAGCGTTTACGAAACGTTGGGAAGAACCGGGTACTCGTGATCTCTGACAACCCGACGGTGCCAGACATGGAGGTCGATGCGGCTGATCTGCGCATTCAAGGGCGGGCGATTTGGTTGGCGAGAGGAATTTGAGAGCTTTCAAATGTTGGCCCCGCAGTCGGCTCAGCTTGTCTCGGACCGCTGGCATAATCATGTGATGACCAGTAAAGCTTGCCCCAGGAGCTATACCATGCGAATCTTGGCACATGGGCAGGAAAGTGAGATCAGTGGCAACCCCGCCTGATAAAGGCCTTTCGACTTCGGACGCAGTAATCTTGGCAGGCGCAGTCGTGGGAATTCTCATCGGCATCAGCTTGTTGAGCTTTGAGGCTGCGGCCGCCGTCGGTGTCTTGGCACTGATCTTTGTGGTCTTTAAGATATTAACGACCAAGGTCTAGGCTTCGCTGGCGCCGTTCCACCGATGGATGGATCACACGAACTATTCGACGATTTGCCTCTTCCCAAGCTCCGTCGATCATCTTCCGGTCGATCGCCACGTCAACCACCATCAGCTGTCCGACTGCTAGCGGGAGCCCCGTCTGTTGAGCGTTCAAGGCTTCAACAAACTCACTGTCTTCAATGTCAGCGCTCCAGGTGCTTTCACCTTCCCCAAACTTCCACCGCGGCTTGAGGTCTCCTTCTTTGAGGCTTGCCCTTAGGATCTTCACCCGAACGCTCGTCTGCACCTCTGTTTTCTTTTCGGACGGGTGGACCTTCGTAGGTGCTGGGAGGGCATAAGAATCGAAATCTTGACGGCGAATAATGACCTGCGGTCCCCCTTGTCGGGGAGATCGGTCGATACCGATCGCTTTCACTCGCTCGTCTCTTTTAGCTTCCTGCACAAGGTTGTGCTGGCGAGCTAAAACGTCAGTTTCCTGCATGGCTTTGACAACGCGATCGGCAATGTCTTGTTTGTCCTTATCAGAAATCTCGGCAAAATCTTTGTGGCCCAAAAATTCGAGAATCTTGTTTCCACTGTCGGCTTGTAAATGAAGGGCGGGTCCCATGGCGAAAAAGGCCAAAACCGCCGACACAATGGCGCCCAAGGCCTTTCTGTCGCCGGTCTTCAATGCCTTCACGGCATTACTTAACCACAGCGAACCTTCTTCCGTCTGGATCAACTCGACGTCAAAATCCACGCCTGGAGCAACTGCTGCTCCAATGTCCTTAATGATCGCAACCCACTCTATAGCCGATCTGGCTACGACTTCCAGGTCGACATGTTCCCCTTTCGGGATGTCAAAATATAAGCTCAGCGGCGCGTCAGTCATTCTTCGTTTCTCAACAACCTGAGTCTTGAAGTCGAATCATTTCTTGATGTTAGCCTCAGTGGATAGCAACAAGTTGCGATGCCGATCCACCAATTGTCACTCCCCATCGTTGGCGCGGACTACCCCAACAAAGGGAAAAGCCCCGGTCGCCGTTTCGAGATTGCCCTCTGCGCACCAGGCGATCCGCTAGAACTCCGGCCGGAGCCCGACAACCCGGCCGACGAGCACGCAATTGCCGTCTACTCGGAGCGAGGCGTGCAGCTGGGCTACATATCGTCCCAGCGCGCCGTCCGCGTCGCCCAGTTGATCCGGCAGGGCCATACCGTCACCGCCATCTTTCAGGAGGCGACGCGTTTCGGCGCGGTCGCCCGCGTTTCGTTCGACGGGGCGGTGCCGGAGTTGCCGCTGCCAGCTCCCCCGCCGGAAGTGCCGACGACAGGATTCGATCCTGACCCGGATTGGTATCCTGATGAGGTCTGGCCAGACTAAATACAAATGTGCCCTCTTGGGGCATATTTTAATTATTGACATATGCCCAAATAGGGCACATCAAATCTCCATCAGCCCAGCAGTGAGCCGCAAGCGCAGACCTGCCGGGACCACCGATGGAGACCCCAATGGGCATTCATTCCCGTTTCACTGCTGAGGTTCGCCGCGCCGAGTGGCACGAAACCCCGGCTGTCCTGGCGGTAATCGCCAACATCGACATCTACGATCTGTTCCTGCGCCGCCCGTGCCTTGTCATGGGCGCCGACCAGCTCGTAATCACCGGTGAGCCCGTCGAAGTTCTCGACCGCCTGCGCGCCGAGCATGCTTCGAACACCATGGGCAGCTTCGAGAACGCCGCCGACAAGCGCGCGTACATCGCCGCCATGGGGCCGGACGCTCGGGCTGTGCTCGCTAACTGCTTCGGCGATCCCCACAAGTTCAACGGGTACTCGGAATACGAGGCTACCGCGATGTGGCGGTGGGACTTCGAAGCTCGGGGGATTGCGGCATGATCCAAGCCATCCCTCTCGCAATCGACATGTTCGTGTCGTTCGACCAGTCCGATGAAGGAACCAACCTGGGGCTGGACCTCAAGGTCCGCTTCGAGGACGGCGAGTTCTACATCGACGACGCCATTGTCACCGAACCTGCCACCGGCATCTACAGCGCTCGCAAGGAAGTCGCTCCGAACTGGCTCTATCGCCTGATCGAAGCTGATGCTGGTGTGTGCGCTGCCGCCGAGAAGGCTTGGTCGGAGCATCAGGAATATCTCGCTGGGCAGGCCGATGACGACCGCCACGAGGATCGGAGGCTTTCAGCGTGACCCGCCTCGCACAGATTGAAGCGTCGCAGGCTGACCAGATCGGCAAGCTCCGGGGCATCCTCGAATGCCTCGTTGGAGCCATCCGCGAGCCTGAGACCAATCCCGTCCGTGGCGCCTACCTCAACTACATGTTGGGCAGGGCTGACGATGTTCTCGCTGCTGGCCTGATAGCTGGCATGGAAGAGGGGTGCGCCTGATGGCCCGCATAGCTTTCGCCACTATCCTCTGCACCGCAATGCTCTTCGGTGTCGATGCATGGGCTTCATGGCTCATGGAAACCGATCACCAGACGCGGGAGGTTGTGCTCTCGCCCTGGTTTACGGTTCTGGCGATTGGCGGCGCGATTTTCGTCTGCTTTGCAGCCGCCGCCGCTTGCTACGCACTCATCGTTTCCGCCTCCCGCCCGTCGGGTCGCCGGGCGAGCGGGGAGGGCGAATAATGCTCACCCGCTCGCCCCTTCGAGACATGGCGATGCTCGCCTTCATCCTAACCGTTTCTGCCAGCCTCGGCGCTCTCTGGGCGCACCTGATGGCCTGGCACTGAGAAGGACACGCACATGAACGCGATTTCCAACATTGAGCCGTCGCCGCTGGCCAAGCTGCGCGAGCCGTTCTCGGCTGATCACATTTCGAAGCTGCCCAAGGAAACGCGGGCGCAGATCGACGCGCGCAAGACCAACAAGAACCTGATGGTGTGGAACTGCAAGGAATGCGGCAACCACCACCACAAGGACGCGGTGCACCTCGATTACGTGGGCCATGCCGCGCTGACGCACCGCCTGCTCGACACTGACCCGGAATGGTTCTGGGAGCCGGTTGCGTTCGGGCAGGATGGCCTCCCGGCACTGGACCGCAACGGCGGCCTCTGGATCAGGCTGACCGTGCTGGGCGTAACCCGTCTCGGATACGGCGATGCCGACGGCAAGCAGGGCGGCAACGCCATCAAGGAAGCTATCGGCGATGCGCTCCGCAATGCCGCCATGCGCTTCGGCGCCGCGCTGGACCTTTGGCACAAGGGCGACCTCCACGGCGACGACGGCGAGCATGCTGACGAGGGCAGCAAGCAGCAGCCCGGCAGTCGCGATAGCGAAGCGCGCGAGCAAGGTATGCCTGACGCCGCTTGGGCGAAGCTGGCCAACCTGATGAAGGCCACCAGCACGAACCCCGGCGCGCTGGTTGACCACTACAAGGTCAAGGACCTGCGCCAGCTCAACAGCCGTCAATACAACGAGGTGATCGATCGCCTCGAACAGCGTCTTGCCGAAGCGGCGAAGGCCGAAACCAACCGCACCGCCACCGGCACCGACCTTGCCGACGACGAAATCCCTTACTGAGAGGCGACCGAACCATGATGTACAAGTCGAGCAAGGGCGACAAAGAGATCGCCTCCATGCCGCTCCCCTACGCGAAGAACGCGCTGAACAAGCTGGTTCGCGACGAGCCGGAGCGGAAGGCCGAAATCGACGCTCTTCAGGAGCACGTTGATCGCCTGACCGCTGAGGCCGATGCGAACGCGCCGGGTGATGGCAATGATGCCAACCCGCGCGCCGTGATCGGTGGGAACAATCCCCCCGAGGAAACTCCGGCACCGAAGGCTGATGGCCGCGCCGCGATCGACACCCATGTTGCCGACCTGCTGACCGAGGCCACGAATTGGGCGGACGGCGCGGCGATCGAGAACGATGGTCAGGCCGCTGCCGTTGGCAAGCTGCACCGCGACATGCAGACCGCCGTTGCACTGGTGAAGGACAACGCCACCACCGAGAAGAAGCCTCACAACGAGGCTATTGCCGAAATCCAGGCATGGCAGAACGGCTACGTCGCCAGCGGTCTCAAGGGCACACCGGACGGCAAGCTGACGAAGGCCATCGCCGCGACCGGTCGCCTGTCCGCCGCCTGGCTGCAGAAGGCCGAGGACGAGCGCAAGGCGCGCGAGAAAGCTACCGCCGATGCCGCTCTAGTTGCTGCGCAGGAGGCTATGACCCTCCGTGCCGAGGCAAAGGAGGCCACGGACCTCGCCGTCATGGACCGAGCCGAAGACGCCCTCGCCGGGGCCAAGGCCCTGCTGCGTGAAGCTGAGGGCGTCGCGAAGGAGAAGGTCCGCGTCGATGCTGGCGAGGGCCAGCGCGCCATGACTCTCCGTTCGGTCTGGCATGCCGATCTGATCGACGCCCCGAACAGCTGGGCGCTCGCCTACGGCCACTACAAGCAGAACCCCGAGTTCATGGCCGAATTCCACGGTCTGATCCAGCGCTGGGCAAGCCGTGACGCCCGCGTTGAGGCGACCCGCGTGCGCGGAATCCCCGGTTTCGTCATCCGTGAAGAGAAGGTGGTCTGACCATGCCTGGTTATCCCGGCCACATCGTGACCCGATTCCTCGCACTCGTCGATCAGACCACGATCACACGCGATGGGTGCTGGATCTGGTGCGGCAGCGGGAAGGGTAATGGATACGGCTCGTTCAACCTGAATGGGAAGACGGAATGCGCCCATCGCGCGGCGTACATCCTCTTCAATCATGAGCACCCCGGTCGGTTGGATGTCTGCCATCGGTGCGACAATCGCGCCTGCGTGAACCCGGACCACCTGTTTCTCGGAACCCGGCTTGAGAACATGCAGGACTGCATGCGCAAGGGTCGGACAGCGCGAGGCGAAAGGCTCAATCCCCGCAAGGGCGAGAATGGTCCGGCTGCGAAGCTGAATTGGGATCAGGTGCGCGCGATCCGCGCCTCGACCGAACCAGCCCGAGCGCTCGCCGCGAGGTACGGCGTCTCGTCCGACAACATCAATCGCATTCGTCGAAACGAAACATGGAAGGCAGCCTGATATGGCCAGCGTCAACAAGGTAATTTTGCTTGGCAATATGTGCGCCGACGCGGAGGTGAAATCCTTCCAGTCTGGTGGCCGTATCGCCAACCTCCGCATCGCCACGAACGAGAGCTGGCGCGACAAACAGTCCGGGGAGCGCAAGGAGCGCGTCGATTACCACTCGGTCGTGATCCAGTCGGAGGGCTTGGTCGGCGTCATTGAACAGTACACCCGCAAGGGATCGAAGCTGTACCTCGAAGGTCAGTTGAGAACCAGAAAATGGACCGACCAGGCGGGAAATGACCGTTACTCGACCGAAATCGCCGTGGGCGGGATCGGCGGCAAGGTCGTCCTGCTGGATAGCCCGCGCGGCGACGGCGAAGGGCAGGGCGGCCGCCAGCAGCGCGGCAACGGCCAGCGCGAGGGCAATGACCGTGGCGGGCAGCGCACCGGTGGCAACTGGGGCCGCCAGTCGGGCGACAAGGAGGTTTACAACTCCGGTCGTGGTGGCTGGCAGGATGGCGGCGATGGCAGCCGTGGATCGGCCGCAAGCAACTGGGGCAACGATGGCGGCTTCGGGGACGATCTCGACGACGACATCCCGTTCATTACCGATCGGAGCATCTGGTGATGCTGGGCGCTGTGCTGATTGCCGCGTCTGAGCGCAATGACGAACCAGAGAAGTTCGACTTCGGTTCCCCGGAAGACGTTCTCATCGAAGTTCTTGCCCACGACAATGCGGACCAGACTCTTCCGCATTGGCCTTTCCACACCATCGAAACCTGCATGGTGATCGGCGGTGTCGATGGTGTCACCGGAGCGGCAAGCTACGAGAGCAGCTATGGGGGGTTCCTCGACTACACGGTGCAGGACCTGATCGATTGCCCGGGTGAAGGATGGTGGGTCGTGGAGGGCGTCACCGGCGATTACCGTAAGGGCGATGGCTGGACCACTGACGATGACATGCGGTTTGATTGCAAAGGCTTCCGCCGCGCAACCGCCGCAGAAATCGCGGAGGCCTGAATATGGCGCTCCCACCCCGCAAGTTCAAAGAGCCCGCGCCCAAGAAGGAAAAGCGCGAAAGCCGCTGGAAGTCTCAGGCGCACCTTGCGTTCGTCCGGTCCTTCCACTGCGCTTGGCCCGGCTGCCAGCGCGCGCCGATCGAGGCGGCACACGTCCGCAACGGAAGCGGGGCGGGCATGTCCCAGAAGCCCGACGATTGGCGTGCAGTTCCGCTGTGCGGCCGTGACCTCGACTTCATCGGACACCACCAGCAGCAGCACCAGATCGGCGAGCAGTCATTCTGGCGCGCCTACCAGGTCGCATCCGGCCAGACGGTAGACCAGCTCATCGAAAGCCTGTGCGACGCCTCGCCGCGCCGCCAGCAGATCAGGGAGGTTCGCAATGGCTAAGCAAGGCGGCCAGACGGTCACGCTCGCCAACCCTTCAGTGCGCGCACTTGCTCACCGGCTGATCGACGCTGCGCCCGCCGGTGCCGTGGTCAACATCAAGGAAGCAGCGCGAACTAGCGACCAAAACGCAAAGCTCTGGGCAATGTTGTCCGACATCGCCCGAGCCAAGCCGCAGGGCCGCGTCCTGACCACGGAAGTCTGGAAGGCGCTCTTCATGAACGCCGCCGGGTTCACCTGCACCTTCGAGCCGACGCTCGACGGGCAGGGCGTGATCCCTCTCGGGTTCAAGTCGAGCCGCCTCAGCAAGGCCGAGTTCTCGGATCTGATCGAGGCGATCCACTGCTTCGCTGCAGAACACGGCATCCAGTTTACCGATCCTATCGAGAGGAAAGTCGCATGAGCTGGTCCCCGCAACAGGATGCCGCCATTCGCTCCGTGCGTGGCTGGCTAGCCGATCCCAAAGGCGCGCAGGTCTATCGCCTGTTCGGCTACGCGGGCACGGGCAAGACGACGCTCGCCAAGGAACTCGCTGGGAGCGTCAAGGGCAAGGTGCTCTATGCCACATTCACTGGCAAGGCCGCCCTGGTCCTGCGCAAGAAAGGCTGCGAGGGCGCCTCGACGATCCATTCCCTGATCTATCAGGTCGAAGTGGACGATCGCACCGGGATCGCCGAGTTCAAGCTGAACGATCAAAGCGCGCTGGCCGATGCCGCCCTGCTGATCGTGGACGAGGTGTCCATGGTAGGCGAGGACTTGGCGCGCGACCTGCTCAGCTTCGGCACCCGCATTCTTGTGCTGGGCGATCCCGCCCAGCTGCCGCCGGTGAAGGGCGAGGGCTTCTTCATCAACGCCGAGCCGGACGCGATGCTGACTGAGGTGCACCGCCAGGCTCAGGACAACCCTATCATTCGCATGTCGATGGAGATCCGCGAGGGCAAGCGCCTGGCGCCGGGCCGCTACGGCGATAGCCTCATCACGACGAGCCGCGCGCTGGGCCGTGACGGACTTGGCGAACTCGTACTCGGTGCCGACCAGCTGCTCTGCGGCCTGAACCGCACCCGCACGTCGTACAACCACCGCATGCGGGAAATGAAGGGCCTGCGTGGCGCGGACAAGCCGTGGCACCCGGCCGTCGGCGATCGCCTGATCTGCCTGCGCAACGACAAGACGCACAACATCTTTAACGGCGGCCTCTGGTCGGCGGACACCATCGAGACGCTGGGCGGCAAGCTGGCGGTCACCGTTGAATCGCTCGACGAGAAGCGCGACCCAATCAAAGTCGAGGTCTTCGAAGAGTTCTTCAACGGCACCGAGCAGAACATCCCTTGGCAGGAGAAGCGCGGCACCCAGGAGTTCACCTTCGGGTGGGCCATCACCTGCCACAAATCGCAGGGCTCCCAGTGGGACAACGTGCTGATCTTCGACGAGAGCGGTTCGTTCCGTGAGGCCCGCAAGAACTGGCTCTACACGGCGGTCACGCGCGCCGCCGAGCAGGTCACGGTGATCGTATGAGGCTTTCAGTCACCAAGTGCGGCTTCGATCGCAGCAATCTTGCTGGTCATCGCGGCGTTCAACTCATTAGCGCTGATCCCATGGTGGGCTTGCCGATGACAGTTTGGGCAAATGCCAGCCATATGTCGAGGGTCGTCGGGACCACCGTCGCTACCCTGCGGATGTGATGGGGCTCCAGGTACGGCTTTCCCGCGGCATTTATAAAGGGCGCCTCGGACCCACAGCACTCACATGTACCATTGGCTCGCGCCAGAACGTAATTTTTTACCTCAGCGCTGCGACGATACACGCTTCGAGTTGCCTGGCCGGTTTTGGTGCTCGGAGCAGCTGCAGCGAATGCTCTCCTCCGCAGATCCAACAGAGTGTTGTCGTTAGCGGCTATCAGACCTTCGGATTCCGCATCATCGTCCTGCGCTTCGCTTTCGCTGATGCAATGTGCAGGGACAAGCAGGAAGACAATGGCGTTTCGCCATTCGCCATTTTTATCTTTCTGGCGCTCAGTCTCCCAACCGGCACAGAAAAACTGCCCAATGTAACGCACAGCAGCGCCTTTTTTGGTCTGTTCGAAGATCAAGATATCGCGGCCGTTTTGCACATGATCTCGAATGGCGCGATTGCCACTGTCCATTTTCATTTCGCCAGTCTGGCCTTTGCCCGTGTAGCGGAGGGAGCCGTCAGGCATCCACTTGTCTCCGTACCCGACGATCTTCGCTCTGTGGCCGGTGAAGATGAAAATCGCCGGCGTGTCACGCGGAGTGGAAATACCTCCCTGCTGCTGTCCGCCAAACTTCGCGTGGATGAAAGCACGTCGGCTGTAGAGCTGATTCTGAATAAAGGGCCATGTCATGTGCCCGACATGGAGCGAAATTCCTTAACGGCGCAAGTCGTAAGGACGGAGGCCGAGGCAGCATGACCCACATCGAAAAGATCGGGCCAGCCACGCTGCACTTGGGCGACTGTCGGGACACGCTGGCCAGCTTGCCCGAGAGCTCGGTCGACAGCATCGTCGCTGATGCGCCGTACGAGCTGGATTTCATGGGCCGGGCTTGGGACCGTACCGGCATCGCGTTCGACGTCGTGATGTGGAAGGCGGCGCTGCGAGTGCTCAAGCCGGGCGGGCACCTGCTCGCGTTCTCCCACGCCCGCACCTATCACCGCATGACCTGCGCGATCGAGAACGCTGGCTTCGAAATCCGCGACCAGATTATGTGGATCTATGGCTCGGGCTTCCCGAAGTCCCGGAACCTGCAGGGCGAGCGTGAAGGCTGGGGTACCGCGTTGAAGCCCGCGCATGAACCCATCGTCATGGCACGCAAGCCACTGATCGGCACCGTCGCGGCCAATGTGGAATCGCACGGAACCGGCGCGATCAATATCGACGGCTGCCGGGTGCCGACTGACGAGGCGCTGCGCGCTGGTGCGGGCGTCATTCCGATGCGTCATGATCCCGAAGTACCGCGCGGGCGGGCAGGCGAGGCGAGCGCAACCGAGCGCTATGTCGATCGAGGCACGGCTGACTTTGCGGCGACGCCGGGACCGCGCGGTGGCGATGCGCGGGGACGCTGGCCTGCCAATGTCATGCATGACGGCAGCGACGAAGTTGTGGCCGCTTTTCCAGCGGCACCCGGCCAACAGGGCGACCTTAAATCGCACGCGAATTGCCGCCAATCGCCCAACGGCATCTTCGGTGGAATGCGTCCAGCGCTTGATCATCCGGCGCGCAAGGACTCGGGTACGGCCGCCCGGTTCTTCTACTGCGCAAAGGCCAGCAAGGCTGATCGAGACTCGGGCATGGAGGCATTTGAGCCGAAAGCTTTCGTGGCATTCCAGACCGCCAACGGCACGAGCGGCAAGGCCAGCAGCATCAGCGAGGGCCGCGACACACAGCACCGCAACACGCACCCGACGGTGAAGCCCACCGATCTGATGCGCTGGCTCGTCCGCCTGGTCACGCCGCCGGGCGGGTTGGTGCTCGATCCGTTCATGGGCAGCGGATCGACGGGCCGCGCCGCCATGTTGGAAGGCTTCGAATTCATCGGCTGCGAGCTGACGGCGGAGTACCTGCCGATCGCCGCCGCACGCATCAAGGCGGCACAGGACGAGGCCAACGAGGCAAGCCGCCAAGGCAACCTTTTCATCGGGAGTGCAGCATGACCCCCCATAGCATCGCCCGCTGGCCTGCAATGATGAAGCGCAAGACCGCGGCTGAATATTGCGACATGAGCGAAGCCGCTTTCGAACGCGAGATCATCGCTGGTCGCCTGCCTGCCGGCATCATGTTCGGAGGCCGGGAGCACTGGAGCAAGGAATCGCTCGACGCGGCGTTCGCCCGCCTGTCAGGCGATGCGGTTCCTGAGTATCGCCGCAAGGCGCTGGGGGATCATGCCAAGGCCGCCTAAATATCCCAAGCTCCTGCACGTCAAATACGTGCATTCGAAGGGCAACGTCTACGCCTACTTCAACACGGGCAAGACGAAGGCCAACGGCAACGCGATTTACGTGCGCCTTCCGCACCCGAGCACGACCGGCTTCTTCGACAGCTATGCGGCCATGAAGGGCGCGCGTACCAAGCGGGAGGCGGTCGGCTATCTCGTCGTTGATCTGGTCCGGGATTACGAAGCCTCAATGGAAAAGCGCGCCGATCTGGCTGAGGGGACCAAGGCCCTGTATCGCACCACCAACAAGCGCGTCGTCGAGCTGCTAGGAGAATACCCTGTCAACGACGTGCAGCCTTCTGACGTTCGTTTCATGCTTGAGAACCGGATGACGGGCGCTGGCGCGCACAACATATTCCTTTCGCTGATCCGCAACCTCTATTCCTGGGGCAGACAGAATGAGAAGACGACACTCGATCCTGCAAAAGACCTGAAGCCGCTCAAAATCGGTGAGCACGACCCATGGCCGGAGCCCATCCTGTTTGCAGGCTTGCGAGCTGAAGACGACCTCCTGCGCCTCGCTATCCATCTGCTCTACTACACCGGGCAGCGCATCAGCGACGTGATGAGGATGCGATGGTCCGACATTCTGGACGGCGAAATGCATGTGATCCAGCAGAAGACCAAAAAGGAAGTTACCCCACCTCTGCACCGCGATCTTGCTGCCGAGTTGGCGCGCACGCCGAAGCGCGGCTTCACAATCATTGCCACCGACAAGGGCGAGCCTGTGAAGGCGGCGTTTCTTCGCGAACGGATCAAGGATTTCACAAGGGCACAGGGCAAGGAATGTGTGCCTCATGGCCTGCGCAAGAACGCCGTCATCGCCCTCTTGGAGGCTGGCTGCACCGTGGCTGAGGTGTCTGCCATCACCGGCCAGACCTTCCAGATTGTGGAGAAGTACGCGTCGAAGGTGAACCGCCGTCGCCTTGGAAAGGCAGCCATTCTAAAGTTTGAGAACGCAAGCGGTACAGGAAAACCACTTGGAAAACTTTCGGAGGAACCGCGATGAATCAAGGATCTTGCGAACCCCTGCATAAAGAAAGCATAAAGGTGATGGCGCCCTCGCGCGCGTGGGACTAGGCGCCGGCATCATGAGCGAGACTTCCGGGCACCATGCCCCCAATGAAAGCCTCACGGCGCTGTCGATCGGCGCGATCGGGGTCGTTTTCGGCGATATCGGCACCTCGCCGCTCTATGCCCTGAAGGAAAGCTTCATCGGCCATCACCCGCTGGTGGTGGACCGCCTGCACATGTTCGGCGTGATCTCTCTGATGTTCTGGACGATGATGCTGATCGTCACGATCAAGTACGTCTTCATCATCCTGCGCGCGGACAACAACGGCGAGGGCGGCAGCCTTGCGCTTCTGGCGCTGATCGGGCGCAAGATCGGCAAGAACCGCTGGAGCCCGCTGATCGCGATGCTCGGCGTTATCGCGACGGCCCTGTTCTACGGCGATGCGATCATCACGCCCGCCGTTTCGGTGCTGTCGGCGGTGGAGGGGCTGACGGTGGTGAACCGGGAATTTTCCGCGTTCGTCGTGCCGATCGCGGTGGTGATCCTGATCGGGCTGTTCTCGGTCCAGTCCCACGGCACCGCCGCCATGGGCAAGCTGTTCGGGCCGATCATGATCGTCTATTTCCTCGTGCTGGCGGCGCTGGGCATCGCCTCGATCGCGCGGGCGCCCGAGGTCGTGTCGGCCCTGAGCCCGCACCATGCGGTAGAGTTCTTCATGGTGAACCCCAAGCTCGCCTTCCTCGCGCTTGGATCGGTGGTGCTGGCGGTGACGGGTGCCGAGGCGCTCTATGCGGACATGGGGCATTTCGGGCGCAAGGCGATCTCGATCTCCTGGCTCTACGTCGCTTTTCCCTGCCTCCTGCTCAATTACCTGGGACAGGCCTCGCTGGTCCTGCGCAATCCCGAGGCAATCAGCAATCCGTTCTTCTTCATGGCGCCGGACTGGGCGCGGCTGCCGCTCGTCGCGCTGGCGACGATGGCAACGATCATCGCCAGCCAGGCCGTGATCTCGGGCGCCTTCTCGGTTTCGCAGCAGGCGGTGCAGCTCGGTTTCCTGCCGCGGCTGAAGATCCTGCACACCAGCGCCAAGGCAGTGGGGCAGATCTACGTGCCGCTGGTGAACTGGGCGCTGCTGGTGATGGTGATCCTGCTGGTCCTGGGCTTCCGCAGTTCCGGCAACCTGGCGGCGGCTTACGGGATCGCGGTGACCGGGACGATGCTCATCACCGCCTGCCTGCTGGGGGTGCTGACCTTCACCGTGTGGAAATGGCACCCGCTGGTGGCCGGCGGGGTGACGCTGGGCTTCCTCTTCATCGACGGGCTCTACTTCGCTTCCAACGTCACCAAGATACCCGATGGCGGCTGGTTCCCGCTGCTGGTCGCGGCGGTGGTCTTCACCCTGCTGACCACCTGGGCGACCGGCCGCCGCCTCGTGCGCGAGAGGCTGCACGAGGATTCGATTCCGATCGAGGTCTTCCTGAAGTCGGTGGGCGAGCGGGTCCGGCGCGTGGCAGGCACTTCGGTGTTTCTTGCTTCCTCTGTCGAGGGGGTGCCGCCGGGCCTGCTGCACAATCTCAAGCACAACCATATCCTGCATGACCGCGTGGTGATCCTCACCGTCGCCAATCGCGGGGTGCCGCACGTCGGCGCCGAGGATCGCTGCGATGTCGAGGATCTCGGGCAGGGATTCTACCGGATGGTCCTGCGCTACGGGTTCATGGACGAGGCCGACATTCCCGCCGCGCTTGCCGCCGAGCACCGCGCGGGCGGCCCGTTCAAGCCGATGGAGACCAGTTATTTCCTCTCGCGCCAGACGCTTATCCCGTCGAGCCGACCCGGCATGGCGCTGTGGCGGGAAAAGCTCTTCGCCTCGATGGTCCGCAATGCGCAGAGCGCGATGGAGTTCTTCAAGCTGCCGACCAACCGCGTGATCGAACTGGGCAGCCAGCTTGAAATCTGA